GACAGTACCGCTACCAGTTTTGATTACAACTGAAGTTGCTCCAGCGGCATGAGCACCGTTGACAACATAAGAAGTACCAGAACCTGCAGTGTGAGAGTTAACTTGACCAGATTCACGGATTTTCATACCGTAAAGATCTAACAAAGTACCCTGACGAAGAAGTTCGCTAGAACCGGCTTCATTAACTTTATACAAGTTAGCGAGGTTACGTAAGTTAACACCAGCTGTAGTGTTATATACTAAAGACAATTGACCATCATCTGGACATCCACGATCTACTAGTAATTTACGGATATTAGAAATATCATTTAAATTAGTAGCGAATGGAGTAGTAGCTGAAGTACCGTATGAATTACCAGCGCCGTTATTAATTGCTAACATAAGATCTAATTCAATCTTGTTAGTAATAGAACGGAAAGCTTGTAACATTTGGTCCCCATAAACAGTTTCAAAGCCAGAACCATTATCTAAATGTTTCATGTCTTCGCCAGTATAAGGAATCTGAATAGATGCATAACTATCAACAACCATAGTTTTGTTATCTACTGTTTGATCCGTACCTTCTGGGATTGTCATTGAAGGAGCGTATGAAGTGTTTACTGTTTGAGTACGTGTAACTGCAGCTCGAACTGTATCACCTTTTGCAGCTCGTTTAGAGCCGTCTGCATTGATCGTAACCGCAGGAATCGCACCCACAAGTTCTCGACCAATTTTATCTCGAGCGACATAAATATCTGCTGCAAGATTTGTAAAAACGTTAGCCATTTTTAATTATCCTAATCTGTTAATTTACCGCCAGAACGCAAGAATTTGCCTCTAGCATTTTGATCCATCTGCTCGAATTCAGATCTACTGACTTCTTGCACATTTTTTGCAGCACCGTTGCCGCTACCGAGAGCACCGCCCCCTTTAGCCTTACTACCTGCCAACAGCGGAGCGTAATCCGTGTTGTTTTGGAACTCTTTCTTAACGGCTACCAGCACGTCTTGATCAAGAGAACCTTTCGCGTCTGCCATTTTACTAATACTTTCAGTAATGAATTTTGACAATAGTTTCGCACTAAGTGCATCCCCATCTGCTAATTCAACTGCTAGTTTCATAGCATGACTTTGAATCTTTTCTTGTTTATATGAATTACGTTCGTTCAATAATTCATTTTCTAAATTCTTTCTTTGTTCTTCCGCAGATTGCCAAAGCTTTTCGAACTCACCATCTTTCTGTGCACGTTCTTTTTCAAGCTTCATTTTCTCCGCTATTTCTTGTTCTTTGGCTCGTTTAGCTGCTTTAGTTTCTAAGAACAACTCTTCATTGTGTTTCTTTGCTTTATCTAACTCTAGTTGCAAAGAATCTACCATTGCTTTATAATCAACTTCTACTTGGTCAACGGACTCAACTACTACCTTTTCTTTTTCTTCTGACATTTACTACTCCTGGGCACCGCCCTTTAGTTGTCAGTCACCGACTGACTTAAAATGTATTTAGCATCTAACTGCTGTAATTCTGCTAGTGTAACTGTAGAAAAATTATAATCTTTAAACTTCGCTGAGGGAATATGTGCACCGCACACTTCCGTAATAAACTCTCTATCTTGTTGTAGAATCCAACTTAAATACTTACTCATCTACAGGCACCAACTCACATCTACAATTCCAATGTTCTGGAGGTATTTCAGCTTCGTCTACTGGCCACTCTGTTCCATGTAGAGCTGAACAATCTTCGCAAACATCACTATCTAGTTCCGAAGTCCATACGACTTTTGGTATATCGTTTTCTTTGTACACTTCTTGCTTGGCTACACTTGTAGCTTGTAATGTTGTTGTGTTTGTTAAACTTTTAACTTGTGCATCAAATAAACCGTTATTTAAGTCTTCAAAGATTTTCTTTGCTTTCTCGTCTAACACTTAAATCCCCCACTACCAACACTATCTCTTTAATTTTTGTTTGTAGAAATTGTTTATAGGCTGATTCAATAGTTTTGTTGTTCTTACCTGACACAACACCCATTCCTGTTTTACGAAGTTTCTTATTTAAAGTTTCTTGGTCTGGTGTTACTACAGTTTCAACTAAATTATATTCTACTAACTTTTTGGATATAAACGCCACTTCGTATTGAACTAAGTCTTGTAGCGCTTTAAACTGCTTCTCAAGTGCGTTATCTGCTGATAACATTAATTTCTTATTTAACTTTTGTAACTGGACTTTACTTAAGCCATTAGGATTAAGAGCTAATTCTTTTGTACCCATCTCCGTAGCCCCTTTTAAAAACTCTTTCAAGTAAGTGGCTAAAGTTCCTGCGTATCGTAAAGTAAAAATTTTATGCTTTAATAAATCATCTTTAAGAGACACTAGATGTTCCTGTATCTACAGGCAAGGGACTAAGCACTTCTGCTTCAGACTCTAATTCAAAATTAGTTCTAGCATCGTCTATTACACCTGTACGTCTAGCATAATCCCGTATATCATCAACGGCAATTACACCTCTATCCATTAACATAATTTGTTGTGCAATAAGATTGGGGTCTGCCGCATCGTCATAGAATTGGTCATTTAAAATAAAACTACAAACACTATCTTCTGATGTCATAAAATCTAATGCCCATTCTAGGCATTTAGTTAACGCTAACCCAATATTAGATGTAATTAGATAGAGCGCGCTATTTTGACTTGAGAACCGTATTCTTGCAGCTTCCGCTGTTTCTCTACCGCCTGCTGGAGCAATAAGTCTAGCTCCTATCAGCGCGGCTTGGTCCAGCTTGTCTTTCATTGCTACTGCTGCTAATTGATTAGGATTGGCTTGAACTAAATCAGCCCCCCCATTCAATCCTAAATAATATCCTGCGCGTGAACCAAATCGAATTCCATCTGGATATACATTTTTAAATTCTTCTAGACTACCATCGCCTTTTAAAAATAACGTTGGTTGTCCTGTAATAAAAATACTTTCTTCGTAATCAGCTGAATTTCTGTAATGACCGATATTTAAAACAGCTAAATCATATAAAGGAATTGTGTCTACATTAGCGTCGTTATTCTCACTACCTACAAAAAGAAATGGAATTTCATTCCATACACTACCATCCGCTTTGGTTGGGATGAACACACTTAGTAGTTCTAAATCTTCACTATATACAGATTGAGTGTACACTTGGTCTTCGGTGAGACGTAACACTCTGTATTGTTTCTTCTGACACCATTCAAAGCCATCAGTATCATTAATATCACTAACAGTTTCTAAAAGAACTATTAGTGTTAGTAAGACATTACTACCAAAAGTTTCTGTACGCCAGTTTATAATGGCTTCTGCGGCATATGGCTTAATTCTAGCCACATTACCTGTTTGTTGATCTTCTAATAAGGAAACTCTGTCTTCTACTTGTGGATAATCTACCAATAAGCCAAGTCTTCCTGTCTCCAGCACTTCACCAATAACTTTCTGACTTAATTGAAATAAGGATAGGGCTTCGCCCGTTGCATCATCTAGTATATAGTTTAATTGAGCTGGTATTGTAAGTTTAGGTTTCCTACGGAAAACTAGTCCTGTTAATCCAACTTTTGTAAGAGATGTGAAGTTTGTTAAAATAGCATCTTTTTTATATTGGTCTGATCTTAGTGGATCATTTTTATCAACTGTCCGAATCCAATGCATAGCATCATTATTAACGACTGACCTTACTAGGTCCCATCGTTTACGAGCATGATTATATTCTGGATGAGTGCTATTCGCTGGCATAGGTCTTATTCTTCTTCTTATGCACTATTATATCATACTTAGTATATGATTGTCAAGTGGAGAGTTAAATATTTTATGTAACAAATGAGAAGTCTAATGTAAACATAGGTTTACGAATAGCCATTTCATAAGCTAAGGGATAAGTTGTAGCGTCATTTTGATGGTCATTCCCAGATTTCTTATCCGGGTCACCATTCTTATCGTAAGATTGTTGTTCCAAACATCGCGCCACAGTAGGACATTCCGTAGAGTTTACAAATACAAGACCAGATGCAAAAGCCCTGTTAGTAGCTTGTACTCTATCTCTAACTAGTGGGTTTTTACGATGTGCCCTCACTTCAAATCCTGCTTGTTGTAATAGCCCTATATCAGATATAGAGGCATTAGCCGAGTGACGTGCTGCTCCTGAGCAATCTGGATACATGACTATGTGGTGGCCTCGATCATACCATTTAGTTTTAATCTCTTGAATCATCGTGGGAGTGTCTAACTTTTCAGTTAGTTCTGCCACAGCATGCCATGTACGTCCCCCATCTCTACGAACATAAACTGTTGCAGCTTGATGATTAACGTTAAAATCGCAACCTATGTATAAAGTTTCATTAGGTTTTATCATCTCAAAAGATTCATGTCCTAGTCTGTCATATGCGCTATACACAGTGGTAGCATTTAGGTTAACAAACTCGCCTTCTAAATAAGCATTAATTAGAGCTGGTGGATATGAGTCTACTAGACTCTGAATGTATACTTCTTGTAAATAAGGATTATCACGAGTTTTTGCTTGTACCATTTGGTAATCTGGATTACTAGAATTACCCCACATTTTATACATAAACTTATATCCTTCAGGAGTAGAGTATGCAGACACTCTATTTACAGGGTGCTCTAAGCCTTTTGGACGTTGTCTATTACGAGCTATCATCTTCATCCAAGCTTCTCTAGCTTTATCCTCTGTAAGTACATCTAACTCATCCACATGAGACCGAAAAGCTTCATACCCTACAATGAGGGTTGGGTTTTCTAAACTACGAAAGATAAAATCCCCGAACTGCGAAGATGAAGTGTAGATAATATGGTCTTGTTTATTATGTGTATAGGCGATACCGTTCTCAATAAGCATTTCCTCTATACGAGGAAGGATAATTCTTTTTATATGATCATGAGTTGGTTCATAGAGAGCAACAATAGCATTACTTGATTGACTAGCATCCATAATAGCCGAGATGGCCATAACGTGAGACTTACCACTACCTACCCCGCCAATGAACGCAGGAAAGGCACAATCTAAAGAAAGAA